ATAACAATGAGAGCTAACGAATTTATCACCGAACGAAAGCGTAAGAGAAATAAGTCTAGACGGGCTTATGGCGGATATTTCTATCCAGGTTTTGGTTACGGAGACAACAGCTCCGGCGAAGGTGGCGGAGACGGCGGTGGCGGCGGCGAAAGCATGTATGAATCCGCAATTAACGATTTAGTTAAAGAGCTTCCTTCATTAGCTAAACACAGCTATAACAATATGGATAAGCTCCTGAAAAAGGTAGCTGCCAAACATAAAATTTCTGATAGAGCGTTAGAAAGATTATTCACTAACAAGTTTAAAAAGTCTCCTCGTTCTTGGTTTGACGGTAGACTTGATGAAGACAATGATATGGATTTGCAAGGTGAAGTAGATAAGTTCGCACAGTGGACAGCTAAGCAATTAAACCTAGGCGAAGTTCCAAACATAGAATTATCAATGGATACCGAGGAAGCACAAGGAAATCACCACACCGGCGGCCATGTGCCAGGAGAAGATAATATTTGGGTGTATGCTAAGAATCGTAATCTAGTAGACATTCTCAGAACGGTATTCCATGAACTAGTTCACGTTCGTCAACATGAAATAGGCATGATTAAGCCCGGAGATAGTTATCCAGGGTCGCCCATCGAAGCAATGGCAGATATGCTAGCCGGTAAATACATAAAGATTTACGGCGAAAAAAACAACCACATCTTTCAATAAGGTTACCAATATAGTTGAATTTTCTGCACAGTCTGTTATACTAACTAGACTAAAGGAGAAAACATGTCACGTACATTCAATGCAGAAGCAAAAGTTAAACTAACCCAACTCATCAATGAAGGCATCAGTGTTTTACAGGAAGTAGAAACACTAAACGAAGGTCTTAGCGACACTGTTAAGGCAATCGCAGAAGAACTTGAAGTTAAGCCATCTGTTCTCAAGAAGGCAATCAAGATTGCTCACAAGCAGCGCCTCAATGAAACAAACGAAGAAAACGAAGAACTTAATACTATTTTGGAGACTGTCGGTAAGACTAGCTAATGTCATACGTTGATGCCGTTTTAGATTCAAAAGCAGATAAAATCTACGTAGTAGAGCGTACACCTGAGGGTACACGAGCTTATAAAGAACTACCTACAAACTATGTTTTCTATTATGAGGACCCTAGGGGTAAATATCAATCTATCTACGGCGATAGAGTAAGTAGATTTTCTACTCGCAAGAAGGCAGAATTTGAAAAAGAAAAGAGAATGCATAGAGGCAAGACTCTTTTCGAAAGTGATATCAACGTAGTTTTTAGGTGTTTATCTGACAACTACTTGAATGCCGAACCACCAAAACTTCACACAGCATTCTTCGATATTGAGACGGACTTTGATCCTGAAAAGGGTTTTAGTCCGACTGATGATCCATTCAATCCAGTGACCGCTATTTCAGTATATCTTGATTGGCTGGATCAACTCGTTACTCTTGTCATTCCCCCGAAGCATATGAGTGATGAGACCGCGCAAGAACTAACCAAAGATTTTGAAAATTGTTTTTTGTTTAGGTCAGAAATTGAAATGTTTGAGACATTCTTTGACTTAATCGAAGACGCAGACGTATTGACTGGCTGGAACTCAGAAGGGTACGATATTCCCTATTGTGTGAATCGTGTTACTCGTATTATGAGCAAAGATGATACACGCAAATTCTGTTTGCTCGGACAAATGCCTAAGCCACGTACTTATGAACGTTTTGGTAAAGAAGAACAGACTTTCGATTTAATCGGTCGTATTCATCTGGATTATCTTCAATTATACAAGAAGTATAACTACGAATCGCGCCACAGTTATTCGCTAGACGCAATCGGTGAATATGAATTGGGTGAGCGAAAAACTCAATACGAAGGTAGTTTGGATCAGTTATATAACAAAGATTTCAAAACTTTTGTAGAATATAACCGACAAGATACGATGCTTGTGTTTAAAATCCATGACAAACTCAAGTTTCTTGACCTTGCAAACGCACTAGCGCATGAAAATACAGTCTTGCTGCCGGTCGTTATGGGTTCTGTGGCAATGATTGAAATGGCTATCTATAATGAAGCACATCGCCGTGACATGATTGTCCCTGACAAAAAGCGCAAGGATATCTATGGAGAAGAACAACAAGCTGCCGGTGCATATGTTGCTACTCCAAAGAAGGGCATCCATGAATGGGTAGGCGCAGTTGACATTAACTCACTGTATCCGTCTGCTATTCGTGCATTGAACATGGCTCCGGAAACAATCGTGGGTCAAGTTCGACAAACAATAACTGACAAATATATGCACGACAAGAGCATGTCTCTAGCTAAAGACAAACGCAAGAAGAAGAACGGTGACGATGCTGATGCAGTAACTGGTGCAGTTCTTTGGGAAAATATGTTTGGTTCATTAGAATATGCTGCTATTATGAATCAAGAACGAGGAACAACGCTCACTATTGATTATGAAGATGGTCGTAGTGTTGAAATGAGCGCAGCAGAGATTTGGAAGCTTATCTTTGACAGTCATCGCCCTTGGATGATTAGTGCTAATGGTACAATCTTTACGTATGAGAAAGAAGGCATCATTCCAGGACTATTATCACGCTGGTATTCAGAGCGTAAAGAAACTCAAAAGCTAGCTAGAGAAGCATATGGCACTGAAAAGTTTGAGTATTACGATAAGCGTCAGCTAGTTCGTAAGATTTTGCTTAACTCAGCATACGGAGCACTGTTGAACGAACACTGTCGTTTCTATGACAAACGAATCGGTCAGTCAGTTACGCTATCCGGTCGCCAGATTGTTAAACACATGATGAGCCAAATTAACGAAACGATTACAGAAACGTATCAACACGACGGTGATGCGATTGTGTATGGCGACACTGACTCTTGTTATTTCAGCGCATATCCTATTCTTAAGGACCGAATCGAATCCGGTGAACTTGAATGGACAAAGGATGCTTGCATTGATTTGTATGATCAAATTGCAGAGTTAACTAACGTTAGCTTCCCCGCGTTTATGGAAAAGGCATTTCACTGTCCTCGTAAGAATGGCGAAGTGATTAAAGCTGGTCGTGAACTTATCGGTGATCGCACTCTCTTTATCACAAAGAAGCGTTATGCTATTAACATCTTTGACTTAGAAGGTAAACGCCAAGATAAGGATGGTAAAGCTGGAAAGATTAAGGCTATGGGTCTTGACCTTAAGAGAGCAGATACTCCCAAGTATGTTCAAGAGTTCCTCATGGAAGTTCTCATGATGGTACTAGGTGGTGCGCCACGTGATGAGGTTATCACTAAGATTAGAGAATTCAAGACTTGGTTAGGAGAACAAAATAGTTGGACTAAGGGTTCTCCGAAGTCTGTTAACAACCTGACTAATCACACTATCAAGTTTGAAAAGACTGGTAAGTGCGGAGTTGGTCATGCTAGAGCAGCTATTAACTACAACTATTTACGCAAGATGAATGGTGACCAGTATAGCCAAAAGATAGTTGACGGCATGAAGGTCGTTGTTTGTTCACTGAAGGACAATCCACTTGGGTTTACTTCAATCGCATATCCAACGGACGAGCTTAGACTTCCTCAATGGTTCCTGGATCTTCCCTTTGATGACCTTGATATGGAACGCAAGTTAGTTGATGAGAAGATTGACAATCTGTTAGGCGTTCTTAATTGGAAAATTAGACAAGACACTAATACGAACAGCACTGTCGGTGATTTATTTGATTTCGGTTAACAACTTCATTGACTTTTGCATTAAATCCCACTATAATACGTATATAACAAACCTAAATACTTAAAAGGAAAACACATGAAAGATTATTTACTTGATTTGATTCAGCACACTTATGGACTAGGTGTAGTTGAACTTGTTAAAATTGACGGTTCAGATACCGAAACTAAGATTGCTGCATATGCAGAAGATAAGTCAGTTATCGTAACTGGCACATTTAAGACTCCTATTGACGGGTTTCAGGGCACGTTTGGTATGCCTAACTTGAGCAAGCTCAAGACTATTCTCGGCTTTGATGACTATGATGATAAGGCTATCATCAATGTTACTCGTGATACGAGAGACGGTGAGAGTGTCCCTACAGCAATTCACTTTGAGACTTCAACTGGTGACTTCGTTAACGACTATCGTTTGATGAGCAAGGTTGTTGTTGAAGATAAGGTAAAGTCTGTAACGTTCAAGGGTGCTGCTTGGGACGTTGAGTTTGAACCTACTGTTGCTGGCGTTATGCGTCTTAAGAAGCAGGCAAGTGCTAATAGCGAAGAACTTAACTTCAAGACTAAGACTGACAGCGGTGACTTGAAGATTTACTTCGGTGACCCTTCTACTCACTCAGGTAACTTTGTGTTTCAGCCTAATGTAACTGGCAACTTGACGAAGGCTTGGAACTGGCCTGTTAAGGTATTCCTTGCAATCATGGATCTTCCGGGCGACAAGGTTGTTCGTTTCAGTGACGCAGGCGCTGCTGAAATCACTGTTGACAGCGGTATCGCTAACTATCGTTATTTGTTGCCCGCACAGGCTAAGTAATGCTACGGACGGTTAGCGGAGCAGGTAGATATGTGATGGTGCAGGGCGGAATGCCTGCACACACATATATCAACTCTAGTTCAGGTTATATGAATGTTGGGGATGTTAGATACAACGTTCAAATGCAGCGACTTGAAGTTTATGATGGTCAAATTTGGATCGAAATCAGCACTGGTCATGCTAGTGTTGGCTTAACTCCCGATGCTGAACATGCATTAGATTGGGCTAATCGGAAGATTGCAGAAGAAGCCGAACTTGATAGGCTAGCAGCATCTAATGCTACCATCGCTGACCTTATTAAACAGAAAAAAGAACTTGATGATAAGATAAAGATGGTTCAAATACTTACGAAGGAAGAAGTAAAAGTTGGAACAAATTAACCTTTCAAACAGTCACAATCCCGATTGGGCAT